CACGTTGGTCAGACGCCCCACGCCGTAGCGTGAGGCGGGTTGTCTTATGCGAGGTCGCGTAGTTCCTCGCGGATGGTGGCTTGGCCTGCTTGGCGGCGAGCTTTGCTCGCACGTCCTTGCAGGAACTTCGCCGAGGTGCGTGAGACCACGCGCCACGGTCGGCTTTCAGCCCACCAAGCATCGCGGAAGGTGATAGCCTTCGCGCTCATGTGCAGATCAGCGAAGTCCCACCCAAGGGACGCCTCCCTCGGGCATGTCGGTTTCGTCATGTGTGTCTCCTCTCTGGCAAGTGCATTAGCGCACGATTGAACGCTCACGAGAGCGCTCAACGATGGGCTATGCGAGCGCCCCACTTGCGTGGGACGCTCGAGGTCTTTAGCGGCGGGTCAGGAACGCGAGGGCGTCAACCGCAGCAGCAGTGTCGCCAGCACCCGCTTTCACGAGCGCGGCGTACGCCAACGCGGCAGTTTCGGCATCGGCGTAGCTCGCGGGCGCTTTCGCGGCTTTGCGAGATTTCGCTTTGCCTTTGGTCGGGGCTTTCGCAGGCGCTTTGACGGGCGCGTCCGCTTTCGCGTCACGGCGTTTGGCTTTCAGCGCGTTTTTCGCGTCGGCGTCCAACGCCCACGCTTCGATGAGCGGGCGATCACCCGCCTCCATCGCGGCTGCGAGGCGCTTGAAGCCCAGCTTCGTGCGCCCCGCCGCGTCTGCGTGATGCTTGGCGCGACCTGCTTGGGTCTTGGCTTGGAGCCACGCGGCGGCGCACTCGCGTTGGGTTGCGGGCGCGGTTGGTGCGGGTGTGGTTTTCTTGGCTTTGCTCATGGGTAGTCTCCTTGTGTGGGCGTCAATCGCCCGAGTGTGATCCGCGCCCCGCAGAACGCAGGGCACAGGCCATCCTCCGATCAGAGGCGGCACCACATCTGATCCTAAAGAGCGTTACTCTTTGTCGGACAGGGGCGGACGACCGCGACGACACGCGCGTGTAAGGTGCTCAAATGGTTCGCGGGCGCAATTTACGCAGGCGCGTCGAGCAGAACTGGAAACGTCGAGAGAGGAGCCTCGCCCGCAATTCCCTTCACGGGGGAGGAAAAACCCTGCAAAACCAAGACCTTATTCCAATGGTGCGCGAGAAAGAGCCAAAAACCGCCGAAGGGGGGGTACCCCCCCACCCCGCGAACCGCCAATTCCGCAATCGCCATTTCCACCCCCACGAGCAATCNGAGCAAAATTGAAAACGTCAGGAGCAGCGTTATGTCGAACAACCCGAAGGGCAGAATGAGCCCACAAACAGGAGACAAACTCACCCCATTGCAGGTCGCGAACATGCGAGCGGGCCTATATAGAAAGGTGGAGAACCAGATCGAGGACGCCCACAAGGTCGTCATGGGCAAAAAGGAATGGACGCCCACTCAAGCCCGCGTATTCGGCACTCTGCTGGGCAAAGTGATGCCCGATCTTACCGCCCAGTTTGTTCAGCACGAGCACACACTCTCCGAAAACCCCGAAAAGCTCTCACGTTCCCAACTTGAGGCCATTGCCTCGGGCATTAACAACATCATCGACATCTCTGCCACGGAGGACGCCGAATGAACCTCACCCCCCAAGACGCCGCCCGCCACCTTCTGCGCCTCAAGGCCGCAGAGGACAGCTTTCTTGGCTGGGTACGCCTTCATTTCCCTGATTGGGCGCTACCAGACTTCCACCTCACCATGATTGACGCTCTTGACCGCCTTGAGAAGAACGTCCTCGACAGCCATTTCAACCTCACACTCGCCCAAAAGGACGAAACTGACTGCGTTCCTGTCCGCAACATCCTGATCACCATGCCCCCTCGGCACGGCAAGTCCACTTACGGCTCGGTCATCTACCCCTCATACTTCATGTCGCGCAAACCCAGCCGTTTTCTCATGTCCACATCCTACAACTCTCAACTCGCCACGGACTTCGGACGCCAAGTTCGCTCGCTCGTCAACGAGCCCCTCACTGCCCAAGCCTACCCCGACTTCGAAATGTCTCCTGACAGCCGCGCCGTCGATCAGTGGCGCACCACCGCTGGCGGTGCCGCTTATTTCATCGGCGTAGGTGGCACGACCTCTGGTCGCGCCGCAAACATGCTCTTATTCGATGACCCCTTTAAGTCCCGCGAGGAAGCCGAGAGCGCCACCCAACGCAACAAGGTCTGGAACTACTACGTCTCCGCCCTCTCGACCCGCCTACAGCCTGACATAGACAACATACCGCCCGCCCAGATCATCATTCTGACCCGCTGGCACCCTGACGATCTTGCGGGTCGCCTTATGGAGACGGAGGATTGGAAGGAAGGCCGCTGGCTGCACATCAACTTCCCCTCGATCCAAGACAAGCCCATCGACGGCCTCAACGGCAAGGTGTCCCGCGCTTCTCTCCCGCCCGAAGACCCCCAGTATCTCGACGGCACATCTCTCCAAAAGCTCTCCAAGGGCAAACGCTACATCCGCAAGACTATAAAGACCGCCCTCTGGCCCGAGCGCTTTTCTGTCGAAGACCTCGAGCGCCGACAGCGCCTCAACCCTCGCGAGTTCGCCTCACTGTACCAACAGACCCCCTACATCGAGGGCGGTAACTTGATCCGCGCTAACTGGTGGCGCACTTACCCCGAGGATATGAAGCCTGAGAAGTTCTCCTCGCTCATCATATCCGCCGACACCGCCTTCAAAGCCAAGCAGGACAGCGACTACAGCGTAATGATGGTTCTCGGCCTTGACGTTACGGGTGACATATACGTTGTTGACCTCATTCGAGACCGCTTCGAGTTCCCAGAACTCAAGCGCCGCATGATCCAACTCAACAACATCTGGCGTGGTCGCGGCCTTCGAGGCATTTACATTGAGGATAAAGCCTCTGGCCAATCTCTCATCCAAGAAATGCAGCGCGAGAGCGGCGTATCCATCATTCCTTACAAGGTCGTGAACGATAAGGTCTCCCGCCTGACCGCGATCCTCCCACTCATCGAGGGCGGTCGCGTTCTTCTCCCCACGTCTGCGCCGTGGCTCGACGCATTTCACGAGGAGTGCCAATCGTTCCCCTCGGGCAAGCACGACGACATGGTAGACGCGCTCGCAATCGGCCTTGACGTGCTCGCCCGCACACCCACAACGGGTGAATACTACCAGCCACCCGCCTTTGCGCTGCCCAAACCGTCCGATAGTTTGTGGGCCCAGCGCTCTGACCTCAATAATTCTTTGGGTCAGTGGCGAGGATGGGGTGAATAGGGACGACTGAGGTACAAATTAGGGGGTAAATAGCCGCATGACTGCTGCACCAATAGATTATAGAGCCGCTTACGAGCCGAACGGGGATGGGGTCATCGTTGACCTGTCCGAACTCGGCGATAAGCTGATGGCATACGAGGATATTTCTTCTGATCTGTCTATGGATCAGGAGCAAAAGCTCGTGGACTACGTGAAAGCTGCGATGCAGATGTCATATGACCGCGTATCCCGCCGATATGACCACTGGAAAGAGGCAGACCGCGCCCATGACGTGTATGTCCGCCCAGATACCACCCAGTTCCGCGAGAAGGCCGTCATTGCGGACACTCGCGCCATATCGGACACGGTGCTTACCTATCTGATGGCAGCCCTTACGGGCCGCAATCCGATGTTTCAGATGGAGGGTCTGAACCGCAAGTCTCGCAAGTCCAGCCAAATTATAGAACGCCTCTTGCACCAACAGATGCGCCGAACAGCGGGGGAAGCTCGCATTGCCCAGCATTTACTTGATTGCATCCGTTACGGATACGCACCCACGAAGGTCACATGGGACGCAAAGACCCGAACAAACCAGATCACCAACTTCGACCCGCGCCGCGTATTCCATGACCCCCGTGTCCAGTGGGGAGATTGGGAAAAGATGCAGTACATCATCTTTTCTGACTTCGCTTCTTACGACAGCCTGCTACAGAGCGGCATATACCCCAAGCTCAAGCGCTACCCCTCCCTCCGCAACCGCCTCACACCTCCTGCTGGTGGGTGGGACGGACATAAGTGGCACAAGGAAGCGGGACGAGGACTGAGCATTGATCCTGCCGAGCGTCTCGAGCGTGGCAGCAGCAACTCGTACTTCGCTCTCGGCGACAGCCGCGTGTATGACGAGTGTTATATCCGCCTTGCGGGCTACGAGGTGAACCTTCCCCAGATCGAGCAGCTATGGCTCGTCGTTACCGTCCTAGACGAGAACGTCATCATCCGCTTTCAGTTAAACGCTTACGGCAGGCAGTTCCCTGTTGTAATCGGCGGCCTGTACCACGATGCCCATAAGACCTATGGGCAGTCACTTTATGATTTGCTCCTCCCACTGCATGACGTGGCTACGTGGCTCCTCCGTTCACGTATCGATAACGTGCAGGCCGCCTTGACTAACCTGATGTTTGTTGACCCCACCCAAGTCAGCATAAATGACCTCATAGATCGCAACCCCCACGGCATAGTTCGCACACTCCCAGGTTCGGAACCATGGAAAGGGCGTTTATATCTCGCAAATTCCTGATGTTACGAAGGGCCACTGGCAAGATATCGAGGCAATGAGCGGTTTAAAGCAGCGCCTATCCGCCGCCTCAGACGCTCAACAGGGGATGCCTACAGCCGAGGGCGGCGTTCGTACCGCGACCGAGATACAACGGCTCTCACAGCTAGGCTCACAGCGTCTTGGCGTACTCTCTCGCGTCATCTCCGCCACCTCTGTGCGTCCTATGGCCCGTATGATGGTTGCCAACGTGCAGGACTTCTTTGGTGACAGCGGCGCAATCCGCATTCCTGACAGCGACAGCGCCTCGGGCCTGACTGATATGGTGCAAGACGGCTACCTCGACTTCAACTTGCAGGATATCCAAGGCGAGATTGATTATCTCGTAGTTGACGGCACTCTCCCGCTCGAGCCCACTCGCAATGCCGAGACGTGGATCAACATGCTCAAGATGCTGAACGAGACGGGCATGGCGATGGAATATAACTCGGGCAAGATCGTCGAGGAGGCCATCCGCTCGATGGGCGTCAGCGATCTCGACCAGTTTAAAATCTCCAAAGAGCAATCGGCGCAAGGCCCGACCCCATCCCAGCAAATGATGATGATGGAAAAGCTGCGCGGCGCGAACGTCCAGCCGCANGGCGACATTCAAGANNAAGTGCAGAAGGGCAACCTTGTGCCAATGAGGGAGAAGAGCGGATGACAAAAGCACACAGCAGCGTATTGGCNTCTCGCATCGAGCCGCACCTACGAGACTACATTGACGCTCGTATAAACGAAGAAATGAAGCCCATGCGGGACGACATAGCAGCATGTCTTGTTGCATTGTCCCATAACAACGCCGCAACCGAAATCAAGTTAGGCGAGCAGGCTGCCAAGCTGAACGACATCGAGCACGTCCTCAACTTGCCCAGTTACAAAATCGTTAAGCTCCTTGAGCTTGCCCAGAAGGATTAGCAATGGCACGTACTTTCGTCCCATCTGAACAGCTAAACTTTAGAAGTGCTGCCACTGGTACGCACCTTCTCGACAAGTACCTTGAGGACTGCGAGAAGGGCGGCTTCACGGTTCCAGTTCTTCTCGACAATCTTTTTACCGCTTCGGGCGGCCTCAACCCTAACGCGCTTGACTTCCGAGTGTCGCCCAACTCGAGCGGCGACCCTGTGTTCCAAGCGCGTTTCGGGCATTACACGGACGCAAACGCTGGATGGTTTGACACAAACCAGAAGTTCTTTCGCCAAAAGGGCGTCTACGCCGCAGGCGTAGCCTTCGATTTGCTCGATATGACGCAGCTTGGGCAGAAAGTATTTGTCTGCACAGAGGCGCACACTTCGACTTCGTTACTCGACGCCACCAAATTCACCCAGTTCTTCGATGGAGACGCGATCCTCGCTGAAATCCAAGACTTTAAAACCAAATCCGAGCCGCGTTTAGACCTGCTTGAAGAAGCAGTTTTGCTCGATATCGATGTCCTTTAGGAAGGGAAGCCCATGTCTACTAACTCTTTAAAAGAACTTGTCGATGCGATCAAAGCGCAAGGCAAATCACTAGCTAACGGCGATACGCCGAATGCCTCTGGCAATGACGCCACCGCTCGAGACCTCGTGTATCTTTCGACAGCGGTTGAGAGAATATTTGGCGCAGACGCTCTGCTCGAGATGATCGACACGGCTACTGCCCCCGCCAAAATCCTTAGTATGGCTGCCGCTACAAGCTCTTTCACCCTCACTGACGAGGATGTCGCCAAGACGGTCATCAAGATTTCGAGCGTTTCGAATATGACTTCATCGGGCTTGGTTCTAACGGCCCCGACTAAGGGCGTAGCCTTTGTCTTGGTCAACGATTTAACAGTACCCATCACTGTCAAAACGCTGGGTCAGACATCCAACATCCCGTCGATCCCCGCCAACACAGTGGGCTGGGTCTACTGCGATGGCACTAACTACGCACACGTTGTTGATACAGCCGCAATCGCACAGGCAGTCACCACGCCCATGACGCAAGCTGGCGACATGATGTATAAGGAAGGCGTGACGACAGCAGCAACCGTGCAGCACACTGTCCACGTCCGTAATTATGGGTCAGAAAGCTACTACTACATCAAGCCTCAAGCTCACAACGCGAGCGGGTTCCATAGCGGCTATGACAAATCCCCTACGTTCCCCATGCAACCCAGCGTCACCTACATCTTCGATGTCTCGGACGCATCTAACACGGGCCACATATTCTCGTTCTCGACCACATCGGATGGCACACACAACAGCGGCACAGACTTGGCCTCATTCGACGCGACTAGCACAGTCCACGTTACCCGCTCTGGCACAGAGGGTTCTGCCAACGCGACAGTCACAGTCGTGATGCCAGCCACACCGAACGTCACAACTCTGTTCTACTACTCTCGCGGCACAGACAGCGCGACCTTCGACACCATTGGCCTCGGCGGTCAGATCAACGTGCTTACCAGCACAGCCGTCACCCGCCTACCTGTCGGCAGCTACGGCGACACACTCGGCCTCGACAAGTACACAGGCAACCCAATCTGGCAAAATTGGGGCGCAAACGAAAACCGCAAGGTGGCTTCACTGTCCCGCGAAACGACAGGTCTTTGGTCTGGTGGGAAATACAGACTGAGCAACTACATCACAGACAGCACAGGCTCGGCGGGCGATGCGACATACAACTACGCCGCAAATGTCGGCACTTGGGACATGACGCCGAATGGTTGGATGACGTACCAGCACAGTTCAGCTATCGTCTACAACCGTGGCAAATTGGAAGGTGCGAATTGGGGCTACGCCACTGAGGGTCAAAACGGCAAATACTATAACGGCGACAGCATGTGGGAGATCAACGGCTACGCTAAGAACGGAATAGGCCAAGGTGGTCATCGCAAGGATGATGATAACACTGAGTTTTCAGATGTGATCCAAGTCGTAAATCTGTGGTCAATCTCCATGCACCTTCTCGCAAACGGCGACCTTTACATCACAGGCCACGGCGACGAAGGCCAGCAAGCAGACGGGGCAAACACTGACCGCCAATACTTTCATAAGGTCAATTTCCCTTCCAGCGCGGGGCGTGTACGCAAGATCGTGAGCGACAACACTAATGATGCGGGTGTATCTGTATCCATCATGGTTCTCATGGAAGATGGCGACTTGTACTCTTGGGGGTACGGCGTCAACGGGACACTCGGTCTTGGAAACGTAACCAACTACAACACCGTTCAGAAAGTCACCGCCTTCGATAAAAACGTGAAATCCATCAGCGTTGGCGGCGGCGATTACGGACACTGCATGGTTATCACCAACGACAACAAACTGTATTCGTGGGGCTATAACGGCTACGGGCAATGTGGGCGAGGCAACACGACAACAATCCACAGTACGCCAGTAGAGATTACTATATCTGGTCAAATTCCAGTTAAAGTGCAGTGTTGTTCGGCGGGCAGCTACGGATCGTCATTTGTACTCATGCGCTCTGGTCGGGTCTACGCTTGCGGCTACAACACTACGGGTCAGTTAGGCAACGGCAACACGACGAACCAAAGCACATTTGTCCAAATGGGCGGTGGCCTCGGCGTCGATACAAACAAACACGTTATCGACATCTTCCCAAGAGGCGGCTACGGGCAAAACGTCTGGTTCTTGTTAGAGGACGGGTCGATGTACGCATGTGGCGAAAACTCCGTAGGCGTCCAAGGTAGGGGCAGCGCGACAGCAAATATTTCCACGCCCTCTGCGACCAGCGCAGACCTTACATGGGTGTCGGAAATCATCGCGCCAAACGCCACAAGCGGTGGCTATTTTCAGGTGATGTTCATTGTCCACAAAAACAAAGAGGATCGTATTGCTCGACGTAACGGATGGGTCTACATGACGGGCGCGGCGTACTTCCCTATCGGCTACTACGATTTCCAGTCGCCCATATCCTCGCCCATGTGTCCCGCGCTTCCAAACGGCGTCAACGGCACAATCACGATGGGGTCATGCAGCGGCGAAACTGGCAACGGTGCCTCTGTAACTGTCGCTTGGCAAGTTCTGGATAAGTACGGCGATATGTATAACTGGGGATACGATAGTTCTCAGCAACTCGGCGGCGAAGGCAACCGCTATATCCCCGTCAAGCGAACTCAGTAAGGATAACCAAAATGGCATACGATACCTCTGCATCAAAGATATACAGCGTCCCAGTAGAAGGCTGGGGAAACCCAACATGGGTAGGCGGCAAAGTCCGTTCACTTCTGCAATGGGACGGCGTGGTCTACTACAGCGTCCTCGACAGCTACGCTGATGAGTTCAAAGCCTCAGTCTCAGGCGAAGCGGTTGTAACGAACAAGTACGTTTTGCAGCAGATTGCGGATCGTTCCCCGAAGATCATGGGTAACGCTGATAACAAAGCCGCGCTGGGCGTCAACGAAGGCNCGAGCGCNTCGGCAATCGCCACTGACAAGGCAAAATACGAGGCAGCNTAGCATGGCGAAAACACCTCGCGTCAGNAANGCNAAGATGCCATGCAACAAGCCNCGCCGCGCACCAGCGGGGTCTAAAAAGAAGTCNATNGTNAANGCNTGNGCTGGCGGCAAGGAAGTGATCGTTCGTTTCGGCGACCCTAAAATGAGCATCAAGAAAGGCAACCCGAAAAACAAGAAGTCCTACTGCGCTCGCTCGGGCGGCATCAAGGGCACGGCGAACAAGCTGTCTGCTAACTACTGGTCACGAAAAGCGTGGAACTGCTGATGGCTAAGAAGAAAAAGAAAACCGCAAAGAAAGACGCCTGCTACCACAAGGTCAAAGCTCGTTACACTCGCAACGGCGGAACTTGGCCCAGCGCCTACGCGAGCGGCGCTCTCGTAAGCTGCCGAAAAGTCGGATCTAAAAACTGGGGCAACAAGAGCAAGGCAACATGAGCGACTTACGCAAATGGTTTGCTCAAAACGGCGGCAAGGGCTGGATCGATTGCAAAACGGGCAAGCCTTGCGGACGAAAGAACAGGACGACCAGCAAACGGGGATACCCTGCGTGTCGGCCCACTAAGGCGAAGTGCAACAGCGCGGCGAAAAAGAAGACAAGCTCGAAGCGCATATCTTGGAAGAAGGGAAAGAAGTAATGCCACAGGTCGGAAACAAAAAGTACCCGTAC